GTACGCCGCGATCTGGAAGAACGAGCAGAACGGCTACTACGGCGACGAGATGGTCAACCCGGCGCCTCTGCCGGTTGATCCGACGGCTGGCGCGCCCGCCGCTCCGGCTGCCGATGCGTCGCAGGGCGCCGACGACTACCGCCTGCCCGTGCCGATGACCGAAGATCAGTTCATGGCTGCGCGGTACAACCCGCTGCACAACGGCGACCGAGACAAGAAGCTCGAGCCCTACTGGACGTTCGAAGAGTACGCGGACGCCTGGTACAAGTCGGACGACTCCAAGCTGGTCAACCGCAAGCCTGCGGCCGGCAAGATCCCTGCGGCAGGCGTGCAGGCGGCTCCAGCTCCAGTTGCACCAACGGCATCCGCTGCGCCGGCTCCGTCAACTCCTGCCGCTACGGCAGCCCCCGCATCTCAGGTCATGCAGCCCGCCGCAATGCCGGCCACCGAAGACCGCTTCGCTTGAGGTAGCACCATGCAAGACACCGAATACGAAGACGCCTGGGCTGACGGCGAGGACGGCAACGGCCCAATCAGCGAAGCCCTCGAGGCCGCTCGCAAGCGCAAACGCGAAGAGGAAGAGCGCATCCGCCGCGAGTACGAAGACGCTCAGAAGGAATCCGAGTGATCGACCAGCAGCAAATCGAATACGCCGCGGCCCACACTGAGGCCGTCAAGGAAGAGGAAACCGGCGCATCGATGCATCTGACCGCCCTGGGCGCGCAGCTCATCGGCGAGTTCGGCCAGGCTGAGAATGACCGCCGCCTGACGGAAGAGCGCTGGCTCAAGNACATCCGCCAGTACCGCGGAAAGTACGACCCAGAGGTCGAGACCGGCATCGGCAATCGCTCGAAGGCCTTCGTACGCAAGACGCGCGTCAAGGTCAAGACGATCGACAGCCGTGTGGCCGATCTGCTTTTCCCTGCTGGCTCGGAGAAGAACTGGGAGATCTCGCCCACGCCGAAGCCGTCCGTCGACGACCAGACCAAGGCGCAGATTCAGGCTCAGCTGCAGCAGATGGCGCAGGGCCAGCCAGTGCCGCCGGATGCCGTGGACAACGCAATCATGGTCTCCGCAAAGGAGGCCTCCAAGCGCATGTCCAAGGTCATCGACGACCAGCTGACCGAGGCGCGCTACAAGGAAGCATCCATCCGCGCGGTGCATTCTGCACATCTGTACGGCACCGGCGTGATCAAGGGCCCGCTGGTCGAGCGCAAGGTCCGCACGCGCTTCCGCAAGGTGGTCAGGGTCACGCCGCAAGGACAGCAGGTCCAGGCCTGGGAGTCCTACAGCGAGTCGTACGTCGTCCCGTTCGTGGACTACGTGCCGCTGTGGCGCTTCTACCCGGACATGAGCGCAACGACGCTCGAGCAGTGCCGCTACGTGTACGAGCGCCACACGATGGCCAAGCACGAGGTGCTGGAGCTGGCCAAGCGCCGCTCGTTCGACAGCGTGAAGATCGTCGACTACGTGAAGGCGAACCCGGGCGGCTCTCTGGTCTCCCGCTACTACGACAACGAGCTCAAGAGCATCGGCGAGCGCGAGGCCATGCAAGCGGCCACGGGCGGCCAGTACGAGGTGCTGGAGCGCTGGGGCTGGCTCGATGGTCAGCAGCTCCGTGAGGCCGGCGTCTCGGTCCCTGACGATCGCCTGCACGAGACCTTCTTCTCGAACGTCTGGATGCTGCCTGGCGGCTGCGTGATCCGCGCCGTGTTGCAGCCGATCAACGGGGTGACCTGGCCGTACCACCTGTACCACTTCGACAAGGACGAGACATCGATCTTTGGCGAAGGCCTTGCCAGCGTGATGCGCGACGACCAGGAAATGCTGAACGCAGCTGTGCGCCTGATGTTGGACAACGCGGCAATCACCGCCGGCCCGCAGCTCGAGGTGGCCATCGGCCTGCTGTCGACAATGGAGCGCGTCGACGAGATCGTGCCGTGGAAGATCTGGAAGCGCAACAACCAGAGCCCTGGCCAGCGTGCTGTGCATGCCATCGACCTGCCGAGCCGCCTGAACGAGCTGACCGCGCTGGCACAGATGTTCGAAGCCAACGCAGACGAGGTCACCGCAATCCCGCGCTACATGAGCGGCGAGAACGCAACCCAGGGCGCAGCAGGCACCGCGGCCGGCATGTCCATGCTGATGGGCGCAGCGAACATCGTGATCAAGGATCTGATCACCAGCTGGGACGAAGGCGTGACTCGCCCGTTCCTGCAGAACCTGTACCGCTGGAACATGCAGTTCAATCAGGATGACAGCATCAAGGGCGACTTCGATGTCAAGGCCCGTGGCACTGCCAGCCTGGTGGCGAAGGAAGTCCGCGCACGCCAGCTCAACGAGTTCGCTCAGCTGGCCAGCGACCCGCAGGACGCGCCGTTCATCAAGCGCCACAAGCTCCTGCAGCAGCGCGCCGAGGCCAACGAGCTGTCGGACGTTGTGAAGACCGAGGACGAGGTCAAGGCCGAGCAGGAGAGCGAGCAGGCCAAGCAAGCCCAGGCCATGCAGCAGCAGATGATGCAGGCTCAGGCGATGGAAGCTCAAGGCCGCGCCATGAAGCTGATGGCCGAGGCTGAAGTCGCGAAGAAGAAGGTCGACGAGATGGCGGCCAACATCGAGCTCATCGTGGCCAAGGCCGTGGCCGAGAAGGTCGGGACCGTGTACGCTGCGCTGCAAGCGGCCGGTGTGGCGGTGTCCACGCCGCAGATTGCCCCAGCTGGTGACGAGATCCTGCAGAGCTCCGGATGGGTTGACGCGACGCCAAACCCAACGATCGCCCAGCTATCCGGCCCGCCGGTGCAGGAAGGCCAGCAGCCTCCCGTGGCTCCGATCGCTGGCGGCCCGCAGCCGGCCACCACAGTGGAGCCGGAGCTCGACATGCCCAACGCGCAGCCGGAGCGCATCCAGCCGCAGACCGGGATGATCGGACAGCAAGAAGGCATCGAGACGGTGGCAATCGATGGCTGACCTCGAGTCCTCACTGCGCGCGCGCATCGAGCGAGCAGACGTTGATCCGTGCGCGAAGTACACCGGTGGTGATGCTCACCGCCACTTCCTGGTAGCTCCTCGAAGGCGCGTCGACGGAGTCCTACAAACACGACCTGACAAGCGTCNNCGTCGACGACCTAGGTACGAGTGCAGACCGCACTGAAGCAGGTTGTCGCGCTGCGCGAGTCGATCGTGGTCGGCTCCATATCGGAGCCCAAGGTTTAGTTCTCCAACCCCTGGGAAACCAGGACAGTTTGAGCCGGCTCGTCCGGCTTTTTGCCGGCACGAAAGGAATCACATGGCAAAGATCACCAAAGAAGACCTCGACAAGAGCAACAGCGAATTCGCCGCAGCCTTCTCCGAAGAGGACCAGGGCCCAGCCGACATGAACGAGGACCAGGCCTTTGGCATTGACCCCGAGGTCGCTGAAGGCGCTGAAGGCGAGATCGATGCTGTCGTGGTTGTGGACGACAAAGGCGCCATGACCGAGAAGGTCGAAGACCAGGTGGCCGACGTCACCGCCGAAGCCGAGGCCGACAAGGCCAACGCTGCAGCCAACGACACCGGCAGCGCACCCATCGACACCGCAGCAGAAGAGGGCCCGACGGATCCCAAGGAGATCCAGCAGGAGCGCAGCTGGCGCGGCCGCCTCGAGGCCCGTGAGCGCGAGCTTGCTGCCCGCGAGAAGGCCCTGGCAGAGAAGGCTTCCGGCACCGCCAAGCCCGAAGACCAGGCAGCTGAAGGCGCTGATGCCCTGGAGCAGGTTGCCGATGCAGCCGAAGCCGCTGGCGATCTCGAGAAGGCCGAGGCCGCAGAAGCTGCAGCAGAGGCCGTCGAATCCGGCGCCATGTCGTTCGACCAGGCTGTGAAGGCGCTGGCTGAAGACTTCGGCGACGAGTTTGTCAAGATGATCGAGGCCGTGGCCGCCAAGGCCGCCGCAGACGCCGCCACCAAGACCGCTGAAGGCCGTGTCGGCGAGCTCGGCAAGACGCTCGAAGAGGTCATCGCGCACATCGGCGACAGTCAGGCCAGGGCCCACTTCGAAGCCATCGCGGACGCTCACCCTGATTTCGCCGAGATCAAGGACAAGCCCGAGTTCCAGGAATTCCTGGCCGGCTACGAGAACGGCGAGCAGATCGCCAAAGAGGGCAGCGCGCGCCAGATCATCAAGATGCTGAGTGCGTTCAAGGACGGCGCCAAGGCCGAGCCCGAAGCGACTGCCGCCGAAGAGCAAGCGCCCGGCACTGCCGTGGCAACCGCTCCGGCCGAGCCCGTCAACGACAGCGCGCTGGACGCCGCAGAAGGCGTGCGCTCCAGTGGAGGCATGCAGCTGACCCGACGAGCCCGCTGCATCCAACGACTACGCAGCAGCCTGGGCTGAAGCGTAACCAGTTCTCCTCACGAGAGCCGGCGTAGTTGGGTGCGCCGGAACCAAACACCCAGCAATTCGGAGCACGACGAACCAGTCGCGCTGACAGGAGTCCGGGCCACGCTACGGCGCCCCACATGGACTTCGTACGTCTGGCATACGGCAATCGGATAGTCATCAGCTCCTTTTGAAAGCACTTTCTTGAAACTGCCAATCGAAAGGAAACGTTATGGCACAAACTATTTATGGCGATATCTCGCCTCGCACGGCCGCCTATGCACAGAAGGATCTCCTGAAGCGCGGCCTCCCTTTCCTGGTGCTGGAGAAGTTCGGTCAGGCTAACTCCCTGCCCGCCAACTCCACCAAGGTGACGAAGTTCCGTCGCTACACCGCGCTGTCGAACACGCCTGTGGCGCTGACCGAAGGCGTGACGCCTGCCGGACAGACCCTGTCGCACACCGACATCACGGCCACCCTGAGCCAGTTCGGTGACAAGATCACCATCACCGACGTCATCATGGACACCCATGAAGACGACGTGCTGAAGGAGGCCACCAATCTGCTGGGCGAACAAGCTGCGCAGATGATCGAGAAGATGCGCTTCGGCATCATCAAGGCTGGCTCGAACCTGATCTACGCCAACGGCACCGCCCGCACCGACGTCAACACGCCCGTCACGCTGGCCCTCCAGCGCAAGGCCGTGCGTACGCTGAAGCGCCAGAACGCGCGCCCGATCACCTCGGTCGTGCGCTCGACGCCCAACTACGGCACCGAGGCCGTGGCCCCTGGCTTCGTCGCGCTGATCCACCCCGACTGCGCGAACGACGTCCGCAACATGGCCGGCTTCACGCCTGCCGAGAAGTACGGCTCGATGACCCCCTGGGAAAACGAGCTGGGCAAGTGCGAGGACGTGCGCTACGTCGAGTCCACGATCTTCGAGCCCTGGTCGAACGCTGGTGGCGACAAGCTGACCATGCTGTCGACCGGCGGCACGAAGGCTGACGTGTACCCGATCATCTATCTGGGTCGCGACGCTTACGGCATTGTTGCGCTGAAGGGCATGTTCTCTATCACCCCCATGGTGGTGAACGCCAAGCCCTTCGGACAGCGTATCCTTTTGGGCCCCAGCGCGGGGTCATTTGCGGATGGAACGGCAACTGACTACGTATGTGTGGTGCTAAATGATGCCTGGCAAGTCAGGCTGGAATGCGGCGCTACCGCGTAATCCAGTATTGCTTTTGTTCTGAAACCGCATAAAATCTCCTATGAAACAAAAACATAGGAGGCTTTATGCCAAAGGGACACAAAGGCATCACCACTGGTGGAGAAGGTGTGCGAGTGCTGCAAATGCACCTTCTCCATCAAGAAGAAGCTCTGCGCATCAAAAGAACGTGCTCAGCCGAGTGCGGACAAAAGCTGCGTGTTGCAAAGGTGCTTGGCAAGGAACACAAGCCAAAGGTTGCTCTGACGTGCAAGCAGTGCGGAAACGGGTTCACAACGTTCGCATCGCGCGCAAACAACGGCGCGGCGTACTGCTCGAAGGCGTGCTTTGACGCATCGAGGACAACGCGGGTCACGAAGGTGTGCGAGTGCTGCGGGGTCGAATTCGTTGTCGCGAAGTTCAGGGCAGACGAGGCCAGGTTTTGCGGCAGCAAGTGCGCCTCGAAGACGCTCGGGCATGCGCGCAGGAAGCGAGCAATCGTTAAGTGCGCGTGCTGCGGGAAGCAGGTCGAAACGCACAGCTGCAAGGTTGGTCGCAAGAGGTTCTGCTCAAAGGAGTGCATGTGGAAGGTGATGCGCGGCGAAGGGTCTCCGCATTGGGCTGGCGTTGGCGTCTACGAGTACATCGTTGACGACGAGACTGGCTTGGAGGTCAAACGCAAGAACNGTCATGTCGGAGCCGAGAAGACGGCGCGACGGATTGCGCACGCCAAGCAAGCCACTCCATATTGGGCCGACAGCAGGAAGATCCGAGACGTGTACGCGGCAGCCGAAAACATGAGGCAACTCACCGGCTCCGAATACCACGTTGACCACATCGTCCCGCTCACAAGCAAGCTGGTCTGCGGGCTTCACAACGAGTTCAATCTCCGCGTGCTGCCTGCGATCGACAACCTGAAGAAGCACAACAAGCACTGGCCCGACATGTGGTGACCAGCCACAACCCCAAGCGAGCCCTCTCCGGAGGGCTTTTTCTTTTCCAGAAAGGATCCATCATGGCAAGCGTCAACCAGACCTGCAATGCACTGCCCAACAACCAAGTTGGCACCGAGCTCCAGAAGCTCCTGTCGGGCATGCAAACCGACATCGCCACACTCGCGGCCAGCGTGAATCAGCTCATCACTGACTACAACGCCAACGCCACCATCGCGACCGACACCACGGCCGCTGCGGTGACGCCCACTACTTCGGCCTGATGAGCCGAGCCCTCGTGACAACGTAACGAAAGGACTCCCATGTCTCTCTCCGAAATCCAAGCACAAGCAGTACGCGACGCCATCGGCAATCGCTGCCACAGCAAGATCACCCTGGCGATCAACGCCGGCAGTGCCGCGACCGTCAAGTCGACCGGCGCCACCGCGTACTCGATCGGCGGCGTGTTCTACACCAAGGCCGCTCTGTCCGGCCAGGCCATCACGATCACGCATCGCCATGACGGCACTCCCGTGACCGCCAACGATGCCGCCTACGTGCAGCCTGCCGAGACCACCGTGGTCTACGTGCTGGCGCTGAACGCAAGTGGCACCGTGGCCGTGGTGCAGGGCTCGTACGCCGGCCAGTCGATTGCCTACTCTGGCGACCTGTCCAAGGTGCTCACCGGCACCGGCGGCGTTCCCAAGCTGCCCGCTGGCTACGTCGCGATCGGCGCCATCAAGGTGACGACCGCTGCTGCTACCACGTTCACTCCCGCAACGACCGCCCTGGACGCTGCCGGCCTGACCGTGACCTTCCACGACCTGGCGCTCCTGCCTGTGTCGCTGTAATCCCAGCATCCGCTGAGATCCCCAGGCCCTTCTGGGCCTTTTTTCAATCTCGTGAGGAATCCACTGTGACGACCAAAGACACCCAAATCACCGGCCTCGACGACGACCTGGCCCCCGCCCCCGCCACCGAAACAAAGCCCGAAGCTCCCGCCAAGGCCACGCGCGCCACCAAGGCCGCTGCCGCCGAAGCCAAGGACGAGGCCAAGCCAGAAGAGCTCGTGCGCGACAGCGAGGGCCTGTCCGGCAAGAAGTGCATCCTGACCATCCACGCCGACAAGGGCGACGGCGGCAACCTGCCCGTGTTCCTGGGGCTGAATGGCCGCGGCTGGCAGATCCCCCGCGGCGTGCCCTGCACCGTGCCTGTCGAGCTGCTGAACGTGCTCGAGACCTGCGTCGAGACGGTGTACGACAACGGCGGCCCTGGCCGTGAAGTACCCCGCTTTGCCTACTCTGTGAAGTAATCAGCAAGCAATGGCCGCATCCATCCTGGTCAACGACATCCTCTTCAGGGCGTCGACGCTACTTCTTGACATCAACCCGCAGTTCACGCGGTGGACGCAGCAGGAGCTCGTCCACTGGGTGAATGACGCCCAGCGGGCCATTGCCAAGTACATGCCGCACGCGTGCTCCAGGGTGGATGTACTGCGACTCTCCGCTGGCACAAAACAGTCCATCGAGCAAATCGGCCAGGGCAACGTAATCCCTGGTAGCGGCTCTTCTGCAACGTCAGTGCATGGAAGCATGGTGCTTGATGTCGTGCGGAACATGGGCGCCAACGGGTCTACGCCTGGCCGCGCCATTCGACGTATCGATCGCGAGACGCTGGACCAGGCGGATCCGAACTGGCACGCGGCCGCAGGCAAGACGCCTATCCGCGAGTGGTCATTCGATCCTCGTAACCCGCGCGTTTTCTACGTCAACCCTCCCGTACCGTCGGCATCCAGCTGGTGGGCGGAGGTGGCGTACCTCGCAAACCCGGCAGAGGTCTCTGCTGGATCGACGATCTCCATCGACGACAAGTACGCCGACGACATCCTGAACTATGTCATGGCGCGCTCGCACATGAAGGACGCCGAGTTCGCCGGCAATGCCCAGGCCGCAGCCACGTTCACAAACATGTTTGTGTCAAGCATCAACGCACAGGTCACGGCGCTCACGGGTGTGAATCCAAACCTCGAGGTCTTGCCGCTCAACCCAAACCTGCCGGCAGCGGCCAAGTAACCAATGAAGATCGAAGACTTCTACCGCTACGTGGCCGTCGAGTGCCCCGGCGCCCCGGACGAGCTCCTGCGTCAGGCCATCGTGCAGACCGCGAAGGATTTCTGCTCTCGCACGCACGCGTGGAACGAGATCCAGGATCCAATTGACCTGGTCAGCGACGAGGCCGACTACGACCTCGAGTTCCCGGCAGGCGCCTCTCCCATCACGGTCGACAAGATGTGGTGCGGCGGCAGGCAGCTGACCGCTGTGACCATGGCGCAGATCGGCAACACGCTGCCGGACTGGCGCACAGCCACGTCCACTGCGCCGCTGTACTTCAACATGGCCAACAGTCTGTCGTCCGTGCGCGTCTTCCCGACGCCGAAGGATCCGACAGAGCAGCTCGTGCTGCAGGTCGTGTTCGAGCCAGCCCTGGCCGCCACCACGCTGCCCGACTTCCTGCTCGACGGCCACAGCGAGCTGATCGCCACAGGCGCCAAGGGTCGGTTGATGCTCATGCACAACAAGCAGTGGAGCAACGCGCCAATCGGCGCAGCGTACCGAGACGCGTTCGACAACGGAGTCGTCGACGAGCGCATCAAGATCCTCCACGACCGAGTACCAGGAACCATCCGCGTACAACCCCGCCGATTCGGCGCTTAAACCCCCACAGAAAGCGAAACCATGTCTGCTGCTTCCAACTACCTCGAATCGGGCCTGCTCGAGCACTTCCGCGGCACCCAGCTGCCCCTGCCTTCCGGCTTCTACGTGGCCCTGCACACGGCCGACCCCACTGACGCCGCCACCGGCGCAGAGGTGACCACCGGCGCCTGGCCAGCCTACGCGCGACAGACCGTCGGCACGCCGCTGTCGTCTGCCTTCACTGCGTCTGCCGACGAAGCTGGCGGCGGCAAGCAGATCACCAACGCCAACACGATCAACTTCCCGGCCAACAACGGCGCCGGCGCTGTCGTGGTCACGCACTTCTCCGTGTGGGATGCGTCGACCGGCGGCAACATGTGGTGGCACGCTCCCCTGGCGGCCGCTAAGACCATCGACCCGACCGACATCTTCTCCGCCATCCCCGGCGCCCTGCGTCTGATCGTGCGCTGATGCGGCTCAACGGCGCGACTTTCAACGGGAGCCGGCTCAACGTCGGCCCCGTCGCTCACCCGGTCGCATTCTCTGCCGACTCGGTTGGCGTTGTCGCGTCCATGCTGGAGGCGATCCGCTACGCGAACTCGTCCGGCGACGCCACGGCGATCACGCTGNGCGACTTCCAGGCCAGCGCGCAACGGTACTTCGCTGGAGACCTGGTCGGCAATGTCATCTCCGACCTGCCGGCGATCGCCATCCGGAACGGTGCTGGCAGCGCTGTCCTGGTCGGGCAGGGCGGTCTCTACTACACCAGGCTGATCTACGGCTCCGGCGGCGCCGAGATCCAGATCATCGCGATCTCCGACGTCGGTGTCGTGTACGGCTCCGGCGAAGGCGTTGCGACGCCGCTGGCGGAGATG